CTGTATCAGCTGCTGATTCCATTCTTTTACTTTCAGATAGTTGAGAGGACTTTTCACTCATAGCAGCTCCGCCTGATGGTGCTGGAGGTGGAACTTCTACTGGTGATGCCGTAATACCTTTTGAACCACCACTTCGAGCATCATCAGCGGCATATGCCTCCATCTCCATAGCCTTCATCTTTTCCATGTTTTTCTTTTGTCGATCCAAATCTCTTTGTTGTTCTTCTTGTTCGAGTTTTATATCTTCATCAGATATTCCAGGTTCTTCAGCTCTTAACTCATCAGCGGTCATAATACGACTAAGTTTTTCTTCTTCTGCTGGGTCATATTCAGCATCTTCATCATAATCAGGTCCAGCATCTTCATCATAAGCAGGGCTTGCACCATACCCACCATATTCCGCATTTAAATCTTCCTCAGTTAGTTCATATTTGTTTACAGATTCAGGTGAATCCTCAACCGGTTCAGGAGACCCAGATGCTTGTCTTTTTTTCTTTTCTGCTCTTTTCTTTTCTAAGTAGGCTCGTCTAGCTGGGGAAAGATTGCTTCTACCCTGATTTGGTTTATATCCAAGTCTAGCATCCATTTCCTCTTGGGTTTCACCTTTTAATGAACCTGGTCCAAGTTCAGACGTAGGGGCTGAATCTTTTTGAACTGTTACTGTTTTCGTGGTTGTAGTTTCTTCTTTAAATCCTTTACCACTTTTTTTCTCAACTTCTGTTGTGGTGCCCGATTCAATTATTTGTTCCATTTCTTTTTTAGCATCACTACCACTTTTAACATTACCAGCTGCACCTTCTTTTACTTTTTCTGGTTCAACATCACCACCAGCATCGCCACCACCACCAATTTGCATACCCTTAGGTAATATTGCATTAAGACCATTGATGATAGTTTTTTTGATACTAGAGAAAATTTCACCCATTTTTTCAAACACAGGTGCAACAAATTTACTTAATTTTGCACCGATATTCTCAATTGTTTCTCTATTGAAAAAACCAAATGTTAAAAACTCTAACATACCACCAAGACCTGCCATAATAGCACTTGACAAACTACCAGTTTTTTTATAATCATCAAAACCTGCCTTGATACCCTTAAAGAGTGTTGCTATAATTGCAAGAGGTAAGAAAATCTTAGTGACAAGCTTCATTAACATTTTTTTAGAAAATAATTTTTTAAGAGCTCCCATAAAAGTGTTAGCGAACTTCTTAATCATACCAAGAATACCACCACCACTCTTAGCATCATCAGCTTCTTTTTCGATTACTTTAGTTGCACCTCCACCTGTATCTGCTTCTAAAGCAGCTTCTCTTTGATCTTGTTTCATAAAGTAATCATCAGCGCCAGTTGCTTTTTTACCACCTTCAATCTTTACAAGCTTTTGCATATTTTGTCTTAACACATTTACATCACGAGCAATTCCTGGTAAAGACATTGAGTTTTTTGCTATACTTTTTAATATAGACATTTCTTGAGCTGAACCCTCTTGAACAGCTTTAGTTACTTGAGTTACTTCTCCTGCGAGTTCTTTTTTCTTAACATTATCACTCTTATCTTTACCACCACCAAGAGCCTTACGGCCTAATACTGATAATAAATCATCTCCAGGTAAAGCAGCTGATACTATACTTTTTCTACTAAATTTACCAGCAATATCTTTACCAACTCCTTTGGCTGCCGTGCCTAAACTACCTACGACACCACCACCACTTTCTATGGATGACATATATTTTTTGGCAAAATCTACCATTTATTTTCTAGCCTTATTCATTTGTTTTTGCATTTCTATTCTCTCATTTTCTTTCTTAATATAGTCTGTTAATAATTGAATATAAATGGTCCTCTCCCACGGCAACATATTTTCTAATTCTGTTAAACTGTATTTGTGGTACTGCATTAAAGCGAAGTTTGTTTCAAAATAATTCTTTAATGTATCATAACGAAAGATCAGACGAAAAAATTTTGTATACCTTTAACAGTAATATTTTCCTCATGGCCACATTTACTACATTTGAAATCTAATTCTTTTTTAATTTCTGGCATTGTATCAAAAAAGTTTTTAAATTTCTCTAAATCTTTTTGTTGCATACTATCAATAAACTCTTCTAATTCTTTTGGTGTAGTATCTTTTGCATAATACACCTGATCTTCATCATAAATGTAATCAATACAATCAATCAATATTTTTATCATTGCATCATTTTCTTCTAGCTTATCAACTTTTTCAAATATCTCAAAAGTTGGATATTTTAAACAAATACCTAATTTATCGGTAAGTTGTATTTTACTATCATGACCTTCATGTATTGTGGGTTGAATTTCTAAAATGTTTACATCAAACTCTACAATATGATTACATTTTTTTTCTTCAACTACCTGATTGCATTTGTATTTCAAATTTACCACTTCTTCGACTGATCTAGCTCTTAAATTCATAAAGAGATATTCCAAATCAAAAGATGGTAAACTGTTCACATCTATTTCATCAACAACACAATTATTTAAAACTTGTCTAATTGTTGATACCATTTCTTTAGTATCTTCAGACTCAGAAGCCATTAAAAATAATTTTTGTTCTTTAACCAAAAATGGTCTAAATTTTACTGCTTTGCCAGTTGATAAGAGTTTTACCTCAAATAACGGCGTGTCTAACTTTGGTAACATAATTTTTCACCTTTTAACTAAATGTAAATAACCTACTAAAATTACTTCCTATTTTATTTGAACTGGAGAAGTTTCTTAAACCACCCCCAATAAGATCGGCAGCTTTACTTCCTAATATACTAGCCGCAGCCTTACCTGCATCAAATCCACCTTCATATTTCACCTCATATTTTTGATATGCAAATGAAACACCTAACCTATGAAAACCATCATCACTCCAAGACAATGCCATTGGAGCTATGCCAACAGGGAAAGCATCTTGTAATTCTACAATATAAATTTGCTTGACTAAATCATCATATTGTATAATTTTTATATTTGTATAATATCTACTACGATCACCTTTTGGGAATCTCATATTATTCGTATCAGATGGCATAATACATTCCATGTATCTTTCAAATAACTTTCTCTCATAGAATTGATTTGAAACTATAAAAGTTAAATTAATATCTGAATACATTTTTTGATATGGTACTTTAAAAATTGGACCATATATTTTAACATCAGCCGTTTGAAATGTTTTTCCTGGTAACTCAGCAGCTTCACATTGTAAAGCTAAGTATCTTGATAAAGCTGCATTAGATGTTTTAGAGTAATCATTACCTTCATTACCACCACGACCCAAAGCCCTATTAAAAGCATCTGAAACATCACCAATAACTGAATTTGGAAAGTTTAGTATCTTTTCTATAATACTATTACCCACAGCCTCATTCACATAGGGTGGTATTGGTAGTATGACTTCAAATCTAGATGGTTTTGCTGGACCATCTTTTGCTGACATATTTGATAAAAATAGATTAGGTGAAAATGACATTACTCTTCCTTATATTAGATTTTAAGTATTTATGCTAAATGCCTAAATCTTTTTCAGTTACAAGTTTAAATAACCAGCCATGTTCTTGACAAAACATATCAGCTGCACGCCATTTTTGTTGATTTACAGCATATGTGGCGGCTTCTTGTAGAAATTTTTTAGTTTTTCTTTTCTGTTTTGGTTTTTGAGTTTGATGAAATGGTTTCACTTCTAACATGAATGTCTTTTCTTTTGTTTTCACAACAAAGTCTGGATAATACCGGTGTATTCTCTCATCAATGGGTGATCTATAACGTACAAACATCTCTTCAGATGCCCACCATTCTACTTTTGGTTGATTATCCAAATATTTCATTACACGAAGTTCCCATGATGATCTATAAATTACATTATTTGGGTCACCTTTGTATTTCTTTGGGTTTTGAGGCTTAAATCTTCCTTTATATGACATAAATAATATCTAGTCAACTTAAAGGAAATAATATGTCACTTTTTAGCTTCGGAGATATAAAATTTAACAAGGGTGACCTAACACGCAAAGGTCCTCTCTCAGCTCTTACAAAGAGTGAAT